AGTTCTCCCACTTCTCGGGGGTGCAGGCGATTGATCGGTACGGCAAACGCAAGGAAGTCCCGGCCAAGAACCTGCACTTGTCACGCGGCACCCGCGAGTTCTCCCTGAGTGGCAACTATTCCTACTCGGGCCGTGGATATTCCACCTTGCGCATCATCGGGTCACGCCGTCCTGACCAGTTGCTATCAGACGATATGCGCACACACATTCCCTTTGACTGGGTGGTGCATGAGGCGGCAGCGATCCTGTTGCAGCATGACGTAAGCATGGGCATTACCCAAGGCGAGCGTGACCGGATGCTGGCAATGGAGCGGCAAGGCGCGGATGGCAGGCGAAGTATGGTAATCCGGTCTTTCCCACCAGGAACAGTCAAGCTGCCAAGTTAGGGGTAACGCATGAAGCACGTCCAGGCAAACAACAATACCGTTCGGCTGGATGGCATCGACCTTCCGGTTGAGGGCGACGTGCGTCCGAACAATCTTGCACGGTTGATGGGCAAGGTCACGTTTGGCGATTACTCGCAGGATTCTGACCCGCTGCAAAGCGTGGCAATCTGGTCATCGTTTACGGGCGGTATCGGCAATGAAACCTTGAAAGAGGGTGTTGATGACGAAACGTACTGGACGGGCACACTCGAAACACGCTATCCGGGAATGGTTACGCTACCTGCGCTTACGCACACATTCCCCGCACCGTCTGGTGACGTATCGAGAGCCTATCCACTGGAGGACTATCCGGCTCGGGCACCGTCACTATGGTGCGCGTTTAGCACGACACTCGCGAGGTGGAACGACACAACCCGCGTCTTTACGTCAATCGGGACACTGGCAGCAGAGCCCACGAACAAGGCCGTAGAGTACAACAATCTCTTGTGGATACCCCTTGGCCTTGGCGGGTATGCCACGGTCAACGATCTTGGCACGATCACCCCGTATACCGATCTGAACATCATTGCCTTTGTGGTATGGGATAACAAGATCGTGGCGCTCACCTATGAGGGTGTGCTGCGGATCAAGTATCTGGCAACGGCGTGGGAAGTGGCTGACCCGAACCTTGCCCTTCCATCCGGGCATGTGCCCCGCAACCTTGTGGTGTTCATGGACCAGCGGCAGGACCCGACGATTCACATCATCACCAATCGAGATGTGTGGGCGTATGACCGGGGACTTGCACGGCTGGTGCGAACACATTTGCAGTTCCCCCGGCACCCGGATCAGGGCTTGGCATCGACCGTATGGCGTGGCGAATCCATGTACGTCAGTGTTGGCCTCGGTATCCACGGGTACAACGGCGGCATCATCACATCAATGGGGCCGGACGGACGGCACGGGCTACCGGCTGATCTGCGTGGCCGCGTGGTTGATTTGGAGCCAGAGTATAACGGGCTGATTGCCGTGATCGAGGGGGCGCAGGTCGTAGTCAGCGAGGGGCAAGAGTTCTACCATGTGCGCCGTCAGTACCAGGACGATATGACGGGATTCCCCACGGTGAACGCACGGTCCACTATCCTGCGCTTTACCGGATATGGCTGGCATCCTGTCTGGACAAGCCCGGATGTAAGCGGGTTACCCACATGGGCACATGTATCGGAAGCAGATGGTGAGTACCGGCTGTGGTGGGGCTATGCTGGCGAGATGTACTATCAGGACTTGCCCGTGACGTTCCACAATCCCAAGGCAGGGATGCAGGTCGGGGTTGCTGACTTTGCCCCACGCGGGTCGCTGACGACCGGATGGTTTGACGCGGATATGATCGCGTTCTACAAGTTGAACGGCCACTGCGAAATCAATACCGAAGATGTGTTCAGCGACGGCACGCCTACGGGCGAAATCAGTTTGTTCTACCAGAGCGATACTGATCCGGGCTGGCACCTGATGGGCAAGATGGACCGGATTGGGCGGGCAATATTCCCGTTCAACCTGATTGAGACTGAGGGCGATGCGACATTCAGCGCCGGATTGCTGACACGGCGTATCCGGTTCCGTCTGGACTTTGCCAGTGACAACCCCAAGTATTCCCCGGTGATGCGTTCCTTCCTTGTGAAGTTCATCAAGATACCGCTGTCCACTATCACGTGGACGTTTGAGGTGGACTTGAAGAAGGTGTCGTTTATGGGCATGGGCGTCAACGACATTGCCAACCATCTCGACGACCTCGCTCACAGTACCGAGTTGTGCGAGTTCATCCACCGTGACCGGCATTACCGTGTCCGGGTGGCGCAAGTATCCGGCTCGGAAAAGACAGGCGTAGACCCGCGTTCTGTGAAACAGCTTTCGATTGTCGAAATGGTGCTCCCCGCGAATGAGTTGAGGGAGCCGCCAAGTGGACCGTGAACGCACCAATAGGGACCTGTATAGGCCACCGCGATTACGCACACCACCTGCCCTTCCTACGGGTCCCCGCATGTACCGGGAGCCAAAGGATAAGGGTTACAAGGGTCCGACCAGTGAGCCGCCACCGGGGTTTGTGCGTGGCACCACGAGCAAGACAGAGTGGCAAATATTTCATGCCATGAGCAAAGTCATGGGCTACCCGCAAGACCCACGACAACCACCTTTCATCGGCATGCCCGGCATGTGGACATATCAAAAAGCATGGGACGAGGGGCGAAGGATGGTAGGGGGAAGCGTGGTCGATTTCCTTGTGTATTCAGGAAGTCGATCTAACATGGATATTGCCTTCCGGGTCGTTACCGAGCATTGGCATTTGTACGCCGGGATAGATCAGCAAGCCCACGATGCATTGCAGCGCGAGCGGCTATCTATGTACATGAGAGTGGTCGATTTGTATGATTACAATTTTGCTTTCGACCCAACGAATCAAGCGGCGATTATCCTTATCAAACGGGCATTGAACGGCGAGGTTGAGCCGAATCCAGCAAACGACGGCACTACCATGAGAGTGACAAGGGCTGCATACAAGTAGTCAATCATCGGGGAATGATATGTGCTTCCAGTTTCTGCCACTTGTAATCATCCAGATCGCATTGCGGCTTACCCCGAACTCGGCGGCGAGGCTTGCGAGTGTGGTATCCCGCTGTTCGTATCGTCGTAGAATCTCACGAACATCGTCCTCAGTCAATCTACTATGGCTATTGCCCTCACCGCTGAACTTGCGCGGTGGTTCTACGGGCTGGTCGCGTTTCTGTGGAAGCATTGGCCCGCGCCTGCCCATGTCTATCGTGTCGTTCATGTTGTCTTTGGGAGTGCCAGCGTATAAGTGTGCAGGATTGCAGCACATGGGATTGCCGCACTTGTGGAGTGCGTGCAGGCTATCTATGTGGACACCAAGAGAAAGGATGAGGGCAACCCTATGGGCGTAAACATGAATCGTCGATTGGTCGCCGCATTGTTCAAGCCAATGCATCTTCCCATATCCGTACTTGTGGCAACTCATTGTCCACGGCCAGCAGGCATCAGGTCCGCCCGACTGATCTACACGCGACCAGAACTTGTCTACTTGTTCTTGAGTGAAATGGTGGGGGCGAGTACACTGAGGGTGCATAGCGTTACTCCAGTCTATAAACGTTGTGCCGCGCCTCCGGTCACTGCTATGACGCGGGGGCTTTCTCGTATTCTATCAGATGGACAAATGACAGTAGCGGTGTCGCTGTGAACGCGACAATAGAAACAAAGGACGGTGAGATACCATGCTAATCAGGGGATATATCAGACGGGTAGACGATGGGTCCGCTGTTCCTGACGGGACAGAGGTAGCGATTCGCCGCCATGTTGATGATTCGCTCATCTCTACTGCTGTCACTGTTGGCGGCATGTATGAACTCGTGCTGAACGGATCGCCGGGTCCGTATTATATCCGGGCGGCGATTGCCGATGAAGTGCATATCTCATCGTCCAAGGTCGTTGGCATGTCTGGCCCGCTGGACGTGGGCAACCTGCCGTTGTACTTTCGGGGTCTGTGGAGTGACGGCTATATCGCCGGTTTCCTGAATGAATCCAGTGTGTATTCGAGCGGCGCGGGTATGGCTGTGCTTGTGCGCTCAGGCGTGCATCTCGTCAAGGGCGTACTGTACGACCAACCGGGGGAGGAATCGCTGACGATTGATGCCCCGGATACCCAACCCCGGATTGATACCGTCGTTATTGAAGTGATGGTGCCGGGGAGTGGTCCCGATGTTGAGGGGCGAACACGGCTGGTGGTCAAGAAGGGCACGCCTGCTGCATCCCCGGTTGCGCCATCGCTGACACAAACGACTGGTGGCATCTGGGAACACCCGCTTGCCAACATCACAGTTGATCCCGGCGTGTCCTCGATTGCATCCAACAAGGTTGCAGACGTGCGTGTGCCCGCGAACGTGCAAATCAGCAACGGGTATATCGACACAGACATGATCGCTGATGGCGCGGTCAATATCGCCAAGATCACCACGGGAACACTTGATGCCCGGTACTACACTGAGGCCGAAGTAGACCTCCTGCTTTCACAGCGCAGGCCGAAATCCGACCGGGGAACCTATGCGGCGAACCAGACGGTTTCAACAGCAGGGACACGGCAGCCCACACAAGACGGGGTTACGGTGGGCGACCTTGGTTTCTCCGGGTTGCTCCCAAGTACCCAGTACACCGTTGAAGTCTCGGTTGCGATGAGGATCACGGGTGGCCCCACGACCAGCCTGGCGCTTGGGTACAGCGTCATCGGGGCAAGCACCTCGGGAGCAAGTACCGACCTGATCCCGGTGCCAGATAATGCGAACTACCTGACATGGACATGGAATCATGTCAATACATCATCCCCCGGTGGCGCGATTACCGTTCGCCCGATGACGACCTGGGGCGTGGGCACCTACACGGTGACATGGGTAAGCATTTCCGCGAGACTGGACCTGACCGCATGAGTGAAGTGACCCGTTCCAATCCATTTGCAACGGTGATTGATACCCGCCCCGGTGAAGTCCGGGTTCGGCTGGGTGATGGGGCTACCCTGCCGCGCTGGTATCCATCTGTCTTTGCAACCACCCCGATTGATACCGTGGGATTCATGATTCGCCTAAACCAGGAGGACATGTTGTTCATCCCGCAAGGAATGACGATATAGCAGGGGAGGGGGCATGAATGAATGTACCGCGCAACAACATAACAGCACGGCCTCATCTGTACTTGGTGCCGAAGCAAGGGCGGGGTGGTGATGGACGGGAACAGCATAGCCCTACTCATAACCGCGATAGGCGGGCCGACCACTATCGGGATTCTCTACAAGTGGGCCAAGGCGCAAGGCAGGGCAGAAGCACTCCAGGAACAGTCGGCGGCTACGATCAAAGCGAAGGACCAGGAGATAGCCGAACTGAACGTGGAGAATACACGTCTTTGGGAACTGCTGACACGCCCACCGGGGGCGAACCAATGAGCGGTATGATGAATAAACTGCACGACATATGGTGCATCCTGACGCATCGGTGCCGACCGCACATGCAAGAGGACCAGTTCATGCAATACCTCAAAGAGGAGGAACAGGCTGCGCTTGATTCGGCCACCCGTATTCGTGAGCGCCGTCAACACGCGATGGTGGCAACGCTGCGCCACCAACGGGGGCAAGGGGGCTCGGTATGAGTGAAGATGTTTTCCAACTGATAGTCGTGTGGACGTTGTTTCTCACCACCATCGCACAATCTGCGGTCCATGGAAAAACCTGGTGGGCACTAAGGCCACAGGCGAAAGAGGATCGGCTTGCTACAACCCTGTTGCAGCGCGAGGGGGCGCTTGCTATGAAGGGCTTTGCGCGTGCCACTTTCGAGTTCGTGCTGGTCTGGCTAGTTGCCCGGGACAGGATGCCATTCAACGAAACAGCCCGCGAGATTATCTATGTGGTAACGGCGGCGCTTGCCATCTACGCGGTATGGCGTGGGTACAGGTTTATCGTCGCACTCCGGGCAGAGAACTGGGGACGGCCTGTTGAAACCAAGGATGCCCGTGATTTGCGGCAACAGGAAACACAGGACAAGTTGGACGAAACGGCGCTCGTGCTTGCAGAGACAAGTAGAATCAATGCAACCCGTGGCCGTCATATTAGTCTCAAAGGAATGGAGTTGGACAAACGTGTTATCAGGCTATCGCATCGGCAGCGTGCGCACGACAAGGAAGGAGCAGATCAGGCGGCGGTAGGCGTGCTGCAAGATGCAACCGATGTACGGCAAGGCGAACGTGAGGACGCGTTGGACTTACGGGACAAGGAGGAATAGTCATGGCACTTAAGACTTACACATTCGTTGGGTTGGCGAAACCCGTGTACCTGCCAGATGACATCTTGGTAGAAATCAAGATCATCCCCGCTGGCAACACCAACGTGCGTAGCAATACGAAACGTGCTGCCAGTGATGTGAAGTTTGTCACCCGTCACGAGACAGCGAACTTCAATGCCGGTGCCGATGCGGATATGCACTATCGCTACCTGATGAGCAACCCCGATCCAGCAGCGGGATACAACACGGTCAGTGACGACAACAAGGTTATCCAACTCACGCCGTACGATGAGGATACCTGGGCTGCGGGCACCTACACGGGGAACCACACCAGCGATCATCACGAATTGTGCGTAGATGCTGGAACGGATCATGCCAAGGCTCGTCGCATTGCTGCCGCCGTGGATGCCGGGGTGCTTCAATCCCGTGGGCTCACCCCGCAGGCTGGTTTGCTCCAGCATAACTACTGGACGGGCAAGAACTGCCCGTTGCTGATGAGGGCCAACAATAACGAAATCTGGAACTACTCGTACTACCCGATGGTCAAGAAGTTCCATGCAGACATCGTTGCCCATGTGAGCGGCGGCATCGCTCCGACCCCTACCAAGCAGCGGACATTCACCACGCGGTTCGAGTTGTTGCTGCGGACATCGCCGGGTTTCTGGGACTACGCCAACAACAAGAGCAACGTCGTTCGCACACTCCCATCTGGCACCAAGGGCACGATTGTATCCGGGCCGAAGGAGGTGGAGGGTATCGCGTGGTATGACATCAGTATCCCCGGTATCGGGACTGGCTGGGTGCAGGATGAGGTGCTTCACACGTTGACGATTGCGTAGGAGGTGATCGGGCACTACGTTGTGATAACGTTGTACTTGCCTATCTTCCGCCGCCCTATGCGGGTGTTGCGAACATGGGGCACCGTGCAGTCGTGAACCAAGGAGAATCCATCATGGACAGACAAGACCCATTGAGCCTGTTGATTTACGTTGTCGTGTTGATTGTGATTATCGTGGTGCTGTTCCGAGTCCTCGGGATCGCGCTGTAAGGAGAAATGTCATGGCACGAAAGAATGACCCGTGGGCAAAGCCCTCAAAACCCACGCCTGCCGGTAAATCATCTGCTGGCCGTGGTGTTGTGTCGGGGCCAGGCACGTTGAAGGCGGTAGGGAAGTCTCCCTTTGCATCGACGAATCCGGGGCAATCAAGTCGGCCCGTAAAGGCAGCGCCCGCGCAGCCACGCTCGTTCCCCGGTGAACCTGGACCGAACTTCACGCCGAAACAATTGGAGCAACTTCGGAATATTGCAGGGGTTATGTATGGCCAAAAGCCTACGGCCAAGCGAAGGGGACAGTGATGCAAAAAGAACCTCTTGCGATTATCGGTACGATTGGCTCACTGATTGGTGCGTTCATTGTGCTGATGCAATCGTTCGGTATCCCGGTAACAGACGAGCAGTTGAACGCAATCCAGGACTTCGTGACCATTGCCGCGCCTATCCTGATTATGCTCATCGGTCG